TTTGTCACTCATGCTCCTTGTTTGGACTGTGCAAAATTGGTATATCAGTCTGGTATTAATTCCGTGTACTATCGCAATACCTATCGTAGTGAAGATGGCATACATTTCTTGGAAAAAGCAGGAGTAAAGGTTGAAAGAATATAAAACTTATACATCCAAGGTTTTGGAGATTTGTGAGAATGGTGATGCTATCATAGAATTGCCACCAGAACTTTGTGAAGAAATGGGATGGAAAGAAGGTACTGTTCTTAATATTGAACTAGAAAATGGGCAACTCGTTATTAGTGAAGTCAATAACGATGATAGAAATAAATCATTAGACAAACCATCATAATTGATGTATACTATGAATAAGTAATAACAGTAGTTTATTACTATTAACTAACTTTGAGGAAAAATATGAAGACAGTAGGACAAAAACTAGAAAAATTTACGGTCACAGGTGTTAAGCCAGGACAAAAAGGTGAGTTCTTTGATATCACCGATGAATCTTTTCCAGGTAAATGGAAAGTAATTGTGTATTATCCAAAAGATTTCACATTCGTATGCCCAACTGAAATCGTTGCATATGATAAATTGTTTCAAGACTTTGAAGACCGTGATGCAGTATTGCTCACAGGTTCAACAGACAATGAGTTCTGTAAAGTGGCATGGCAATCTTCACATGAAGACCTAAAGAAAATTCGTCACATTCAATTCGCTGATACTCAGCGTGAGAATACAGACACATATGAAAACCTAAGTTTGATTGAACAACTTGGTGTATTCTATCAACCAGCAGGCGCTGCGCTTCGTGCTACATTCATTGTTGACCCTGACAATGTGATTCAACATGTAACAGTAAACAACTTGAATGTTGGTCGTTCACCTGAAGAAACTCTCCGTATTCTTGATGCGTTGCAGACTGGTGAATTGTGTGCATGTAACCGTACAGTAGGCGGAGAAACCCTATAATGGCTTTCATTGAATCAGTTAAAGAAGCATTACCTGACTATGCAAAGGACGCAAAGTTAAACCTTGATGCGGTTCTATTGCGTAGTACACTTAATGCTGATGAAGCAATGGGTTGTGCAGTTGCGGCTTTGGCTGCAACTGGTAATGGTAAACTATTGGGTGTTCTACTTGCAGATGCACCCGTTGATGCAAATGCTGCAATGACAGCTGCAAGTTTGATGGCACAAAACAATGTATGGTATCCATATGTTGAAATGGCCGAAGATGAGAATCTAAAAGGTTTGCCCGCTCAACTGCGAATGAACGCTATTGCAACTCATGGTGGCACAACGAAAGAAAGGTTTGAGGCATATTCTCTCGCCGCTTCTATTGTTGGTAAATGCCACTTCTGTGTTAAGGCACACTATGATGGCCTAAAGAAAATGGGTTACACGGTTGAACAACTACGGGATATCGGAAGAATTGCAGCAGTTATGAATTCTGTTGCGAAAGTTCTGAATTCGTAAATAAATAGGACTCCCAGAGTCCTATTTTTATAATGGAGTTATTATGTTAGTGTTGCCTGATAACATGATTGGTAGACCAATCGGTTTTACCTGTTCAACGTTTGACCTTCTACATGCGGGTCATATCTTAATGCTTGCAGAAGCAAAACAAATCTGTGATTATCTAATTGTAGGTCTTCAAACAGACCCAACGATTGATAGACCAGATACAAAAAACAAACCAATCCAATCTGTTGTAGAAAGATATGTTCAACTTTCTGCCGTAAAATTTGTGGATGAAATTGTTGTCTATGATACAGAAAAAGACCTTGAAGATTTGTTGATGTTTTTACCAATCAATCATAGAATTATTGGTGAAGAATACAGAGATAAACCTTTCACAGGTAAAAACATTTGTGAAGACCGAGGAATCAATATCATTTATAATTCTCGTAAGCACAGATTCAGTTCAAGTGAACTACGCCAAAGAACCTATCAATCTGAATTGAGAAAAGAGAAATTCTAATGACCAAAGTATTTACAGATGTTCAGGTGTTTATGAATGCCGCTGGACAAACCACAACTGAAAACAACGAAGAACAATCTTTACTGTATCGCCGTTTGATTAATGAAGAATACAATGAATTCATTGATGCAGTACAAAAAGGTGATGATGCTGAAACCGCTGATGCTTGTTTCGATACCATTTGGGTGATTGTTGGTTACATGTTATCTCGTGGTTGGAATTGTGATGGCATTTGGGACGAAGGTTCTTTAAGTAACTTGAAGAAGATTGACCGTGCAACAGGTAAAGTTTTAAAGCGTGAAGATGGAAAAGTTCTTAAACCAGAAGGGTGGAAAAAACCCGATTTTACAAGGTTCGTGAAAAAATGATTGACTGCATGATAGTAGGAGATAGTATTGCCGTTGGTGTTTCTATGGTACGAAAAGAATGTGTTAGTTATTCTAAAGGCGGTTGGAATAGTTGGCAATGGAATAAAGACTACTTAGATAAAGCATCATCAAAAGAGTATGAATCAATCATTATCAGTCTTGGTGCTAATGACCATAAAGGCGTTAAGACTGAAATTGAATTGAGAAAAATGAGAGAAAGTATTAAAGGCAAGCGTGTATTTTGGATTAGTCCCGGTAAAGAACGCAAACCTATTCCCCAAGATGCAATTGAAAGAATCGCTAAAGAATACGGCGATACAATCTTACCTAGACCAGAAAAACACATGAGTTCGGATGGAGTACACCCAACAATGACTGGCTACAAGGTACTTGCCGAACAAACAAAATAACGGCAAACTTGCAAACAAAGCCTTGCATTAAATATTTGCCTCTGTTATAATCAATTTATTATTTTAGAAACTATGAAAGACACTATGAACATTCGTGAAATTGCCAAAAAACTCGCTGTTGAATACAAAATGCCTCGTGCAGACCGCTACGATTTGCATTTGCGAGAATTTGACAATATGGTTGAAGTTCTTGGTTGGGTGCAAGACCCAACTTCTGATATGAACGATTATCGTGGAAGGGAAATGCTTTTCCCTAAACGATGGGTCACCATCGGTGTTTTGCCAGCGGATACAAAAGTAAATGTATAAAGTTACTTACTATATGACCGGCGGTTCAATGGTCTCATCCAGAAATTTTGATACTCTGAGTGAGGCCACTAATTTTGCCATTAATCAACCAAGAGAATCTGTAATTGAGATTAAACATTATGAAGATACAACTAATAACATTCAAAACAAACCAAACAATTCTAGGCCTGATTGACTGTACCGATGATGATAAAGTCATCATCAAAAAACCAGTTCAGGTTATTATGCAACCTTCAAAAGAAGGTCCTATGATTGGTTTTGCTCCATTCTTGGAGTATGCACAAGAGTTTGCTACTGGTATTAAAATCCCAAGTGAAACAATTCTATGCATCACAACACCTGTCGTAGAATTGGAAAATCAATACAATCAAGTATTCGGTAGTGGTATTCAAATTGCCTCAGCCATCCCAAAAATGTGATATAATTATTGAATGACTAGATACTACACCAATGTTGCCAGTGTTGGCAACAATATTCTTTATAGAGGTGTCAAAGACGGTCGGCGTGTTAAGCTTAAAATTGCTTATACGCCGACTTTGTATTTGCCATCTAAGAAATCTACCAACTTCACAACGCTTGAGGGTGAATATCTTGAGCCTATGAAGTTTGAATCTATTCGTGAAGCTCGTGATTTTGTTAAACGATATAACGAAGTAGATAATTTCAAAATCTATGGTAACAACAGTTATGCATATGCCTTTATTGCTGATGAACAAAAAGGAATGATTGACTGGGATATCTCACATCTATCAATTGCAATGATTGATATTGAGGTTGGTTCTGAGAATGGTTTCCCCGACCCATATCTCGCTAATGAACCAATCACAGCTATCTGTTTGCGATATCTTAGTGGAGAGATTGTTGTTTGGGGTTGTGGTGATTACGACCGAACCAAAGACAAAAACAACAAAGGCGAAATCACATACATCAAGTGTGATGATGAATACAACCTATGCAAAAAGTTCCTTAGATATTGGGAAGAAAACTGTCCAGATGTAATCTCTGGATGGAATATTAAGTTCTTTGATATTCCATATCTTGTAAACCGATTCACGAAGATTCTTGGTGAAGATGAAACTAAGAAGTTGTCACCATGGAATTATATCAGTAGTCGCAAGGCTATTGTTATGAACCGTGAATTGACGGCATATGAATTCACAGGTGTTTCTACACTTGATTATATTGAATTATACCGATGGTATGCGCCTGCTGGTAAGTCGCAAGAATCATATCGTCTTGACCATATTGCATCAGTAGAACTAGGCGAAAGCAAATTGTCGTATGATGAATTCGATAACTTGCACAGCCTGTATCGCCTTGACCATCAAAAGTTTATTGAGTATAACATCAAAGACGTTGACTTGGTATTCCAACTTGAAGATAAATTGAAGTTGATTGAACTAGGTCTTACTCTTGCATATGATACTAAAACAAACTTTGAAGATATCTTTGCACAGACCCGTATGTGGGATGCCCTGATTTACAACTACCTGTTGGAAAAGAACATCGTTGTTCCACCAAAAGAAGATAAAACAAAGAACTCTGCATTTGAAGGCGCATATGTGAAAGAACCACAAGTTGGTCTTCATAATTGGGTTGCATCGTTTGACTTGAACTCATTGTATCCGCATTTGATGATGCAATACAATATCTCACCTGAGACATTGGTTGAAGTCTCCGACTATACACCTGAAATGCGTGAAGTGATTGCTCGTGGTGTTTCTGTTGATAAACTGTTGGACAAAGATGTTGATTTGAGTAAACTCAAAGATGTGACTATCACACCAAATGGTCAATTCTTCCGTACTGACAAACAAGGTTTCTTACCAAAGATGTTGGAAGAAATGTATGTTGACCGTTCTAAGTTTAAGAAGATGATGATTCAAGCCAAGAAAGACTATGAGGCTGAGAAAGATGAATCTAAAAAATATGATATTGAGAAACGAATCGCTAGATATAACAACCTACAACTTGCAAAGAAAGTTTCTCTTAACTCTGCTTACGGTGCTCTTGGTAGCCAGTATTTCCGCTTTTATGATTTACGAATGGCTCTTGGC